TCCGGTTGTGTACGACGTGTATGGGTTGCCCATGAACTTCGCAGTCGCTTCGGCGAGGGCCTCAGCCCCGAAGGTGATGTCGAGTGAATCCTGCTGTGCGCCCAGAATTACGAAACCGTTCGCACCGTCGAAGTCGAGGATGGAGAACGACGCTGGCTGGCTGGCCGAGGCGACGGAGTTCAGCAGGTTAATGACGTGCTTGTATTGCGAGCCTGCCGTGTTCGTAGCGGTGTCGGTTCCGAGCAGGCCGGTCAGCAGGTAAGGGAACGTGTCGGCGAAAAGGTACGACTTGAACTCGTACTCGTCATTACGTACACCCTGAACTTGGTTGTAGACCATCGTGGGAGATCCACGCAACGCTTCATCGCGCAAAAACTTTTGCTGAGGAGTGACTTGGGGCGAGGTCACGGGGATGTAAACAGGCGTGCCGGATGCGTTCAACGTGCCACGCGTCGCTTCGGGCATGAGGCCGAGGTACGAATTAGCGGATAAGTAAGCGTTGGGCGTAGTCATGTTTGTTCCTTAGTTGGTAGGCGTACTATCAGGGGTCGGTGTTGCGGCCGTCTCAGGCGCTTCTGGCGTGGTCTGAGGCGCTTCTGGCGCAGGGGTAGCAGGCGCAACTGGGGCTGAGGCCACCGAAGCGGCAGTCCATCGGTTGTCGGTCGGCATCGCGTCGAGTTCATACGTCTGCCCCGGAACAGCAACGAGGGCGAATCCGCCCATGTTGATGCCGGTGTAGATAAGTTGCTCGTCGCCGGTGTACGTAAACTGTGGCACTTGCGCTCCTACGTGTTCAGGATCTCAACGACCGAGATCCGTACTGATGAGAATACCTGAGTCGCACTCGCCGCGCCATTTAGCGAGCGGGGGTAGTACGAGGTCACGTCGATGTCGCTACCGCCCGTTGTCATCCCCTCACCCCACTGAAAGATGACTTCCGGAGCACCCGCCTGACGGTCTGCTCGTATCGCTTCAATGAGGGAGTCGAGGAAGGTTTCGTTGTCTGCCCCAACGTCCTCGGTTTTCTTTTTCGTCGAGCGGAAGAAACAGTCGAGAACGAACGAGTACTCGACGGCCTTCTTTCCGTTGTGTTCTCCTCCCAATGCGATGCGCTTCTCAGACTCGCGACCGATGAATAAGTAAATAATGGCCCCCGATTGAACGCCCGGATCCTCGCCTTCGTAAAACTCCATCTCGGGGGTGAACTTCGCGGGGAACGGTTTCACCGATGACAAAAACGTAATGCCTGCGCCTTCGAGATACGACGCAATCGCGGCCCGTACTGTTGCCCGACTCACTAGGACCGACTCCATACGACACGGAACGGGTCGAGCAAGTCGTACGCTGCCATCATGTCCTCGGCCGAGCCGTTCGCCTTCGGAGTGACCGCCATCGGTTCCCCAGTCTCACCGATAACGATTCCACCCTGCCCGCGCTGCTTCACTAAGGCCACGACGAAATGGATCACGGCTTGTTTCACGTCAGCAGGTAAGGCCGAGACGTTCACTGCTGAACCGTGGGCGAAGTTCGTCGGCTTCGCCAGCGTAATCGTCGTGTCTGTCACGCCAGCGACGGTGACGTACTCATCATTGACCCCGTCCCAGATAAACACGCTCTGGCCGACAACGAGGCCGGTCGTATCGTTCACGTTCAGAACGGTCGCACCGACGGCAGTTGTTCCAGTAGTGAAGGTGTTGAAGTAGCCGTTGACGTAAGTCCACTGGCAAAACAATTCGGCATCGGGGGCCCAGTTCCCCCCAGCGATGGTGAGCGGGCCGGTCTGAAGGCCAACTGACGAGGCCTGTGTGACGATGAATTGCTCGCGTTCGATTGAGCAATTGTCAGCAGTAAGCGCGATGTCGTTCAACCCGGACCCCGGACCCCATCCGCATTGGAAGTCAGTCACTTGGATGATGGGGGTGAAGTAGGGGTTGATGATGATCTGCGCATAGCGGTTCGGACGGTAGCGACCGTTTTCCGTATTAACCGTTGCGTTTAGCGTTCCATACTGACCCATCGTGAACCTGTCAGCCATCGCCGAGGCGCGCACGATTAGTTCCCCAAGCGCACGATTTTGAGTAGCCGTACTCCCATTTTCGATGAGATTTGAAAAGTCGACAGCCGAAGCCGTAGCCGAGTTCAAAACCTCATTGACGGAGACGTACGGTTCGACCCGACCGCTCTGCTGTATCCACGATGCTGTGACAGTCATAAAAAAACGAACCCCTCGCCGGTGATTGCTTTTACGCTACCACTGGCGAGGGGTGTCCCGTCGAGGATCAGTTGTGTGTTAGTCGTTCACCACGACGAACTGTGTCATTTGCGAGCGGTTGCTGGGGCACCGGTGAGCGACTTCGAGAGCGACCGCTTGGACCGTACAGGCCTGACACTTCGGGCACTGCCACGTCTGCTGTTGAGGCTTCTCAATCTTCGCACTCTTGGCCTTCGCCGTCACGTCAAGCCGTCCGACGAAGTACGGCTCATCGGTCAGTGTCAACTCACCGCAAGTCGTGTCAGCGTTGCCGCAACGCCCGTCGCATGGAGCCAACTGCTTCAGGTCTTGAATGATGATGTCGTAGGCCTCAGATTTGGTGATGCCCGCAAACTGAACGACGCCGTAGTGCTGGCCCGCGATGCTCCACTTGGACTCCCACTCGATCTCGTTCTCGTTGATGAAGATGGCGACCGGACGCGAGCGTGCGATGACCTTCAGGTGATAGATGTTCGCCATGATTACTTCCTCCTCATCGGGGTACTTGGCTTCGCCCGATGAACTTATCTTAATGGCAGGGGAACAGCCAAGTCAAGTATTTTTCGACTGCCTTTAATTACAGGGTGTTTCGGCGAGCAGTTCTCTGTTCCTGTAGTGCGCCGAACGTTTCTTGGCCTTGCTTTTTTTAAATGCCGTCCTTCGCGAGTTCGCGGTTGCCATTGGTCAGCATGTACTTCATTCAGGAGTCAATTCAGTCGAGCCGCATCGACCACACTTGTCCTTGATTACCGCGACGAAGCCACACTCGCAACGGTAGCCACGAGCCCCGGTAAAGGTGGTTCCACTTACAGCGAAGTCGCCCGACCTAACGAGAGCGCGAGCGGCTGTTCCATCGACATGAAACGTACCGTCTTTCGAGCGGTTGATTACTTTGTTGCCGACCTCGATTTGCGTAAGGCCCCGGTCGCTTCCTACGAGTTTCATTTGTTCTCCCTTCAACGAAACGCCGAAGGCCCGCAGGTATTGGGAGACGACCTGCGGGCCTTCGACATCTGTGCCAGTCATCAGACTAGCGAACGTTCATCCTTACAGGATGTTGGTGATAGCACCCGACCATGCTGGGGCGCGGAACGCGAGCGTACCGTACTGGTACGTCGAAATGTCCCACGACAACTGGATCTGTGGCCATTCGAGAACGATCATGTCCTGAACGTTCACCACTTGAACGGTTTCGCTCACACCGGAGTCGGGGAACGGAAGCGTCTTTGAGTGGATAAGTGCCACGCCCGCAGGCATGTATGGGTGAGCAACGATGTCGACCATTTTGCCGGTCGACTCGTTCTGAATAGCAGTCACGACTGAGCCGATGGTCACGCCGTCACCGCCGAGGGTGTAGTTGAGGCGGTAGCCGGTAGGCGTTCCTTCCTGCTGAATCGAAGCGGCCAACTCCTTGCGAACGGCGGCGCTCGTCAGGATCATGTCGGGGTCTGCGATCACGTTGGTGTACAGGTTGTAGAAAACGCTCTGGAAGTCGTCACCCGGAACCGTCTTGGACAGTGAACCGTTGAGCGAGACCACGTTGCCGGCGATGGCGTTGTTGGTCAGCGTTGAAACGAAACCGTCGTAGCCGAGGGCGTTGTACGAACCGTTGTCAGCCGAGGTCGAGGGCAGAGCCGCAACCGTGGTGAACGTGGTAGGTGACGTGCCGTTGGTGAGAACGGTCGAACCCTTGTAGTACGTGCCCGAGTAGTTCACGTAGACGTTCACGGCAATCGCTCGGCTTGGGATCGTGCCGGTGAAGGCAAGCGAGATACCCGATGTCGAGGTCGTCGTAGGAGTACCCGAAGCGGTGATGGCCTGCGACTCGCCAAGCGAAGTCGAGAACGTCACGTACACGGCCGTAGCAGTAGCACCCGGCAGACCGGTGGCCGCACCCGAGGCGTTGCTAGCGGTGGCACTGATGCCCGAAATGGACAGAGCCGTTGCCGAGCCGTTGAGCATGTTGCGCTCCTCACCGAGCATGTGCGCCCAGATGGTGGACGTGTGCGACAACTGACGCAGGTCCGTGTAGCCCTGTCCAGCGAACTGAGCCGTGAGGTCCACTTGGTCGGAGACACCCTGATTCACGTGCGACAGAACAATCTTGTCTGCGGCGTATGAGATCTTGCTCGGACGGTTCAGCGTCACGCCACCGAAGGTCGCGCTGGTTCCAGTAGGGCTGAAGAACGTCGACATGTTGGCGACGCCACCGGTGTTCGAGTTAGTCACACCGAGAATGCGACGGAACTCGTATGCCTGACCGATTCCACCAATACGCGACGTGCTGTTGCGCAAGATGAACGAACGAGGCACGAGCATCGCAAGTGCTGGTTCGAGGTCGTAGGGAACGAGACCAGTCACACCCGACGTTGAGTTGTTCAACGGGTTGCTGAGGGTCCACTCGGAGCCGGCCTTCGCTACGTCCTGAACGCGGTCGAGCGCGGTGGAGATGTCAGCGATCTGGTCGGCCGACATGCCCTTCGTCACGAGGTCACGAACTTCGCCAATGCGGTCAGCAACGCTGACGTTTTTAACGATGTTCTGGCCGTTGAAGGAGAACGCACCGGAAGCGGCACGCTTGTGACAGATTGCGAGGGTTGACTTGTAGGCCTCGAAACGGTCGAGACGCTGTTCAGCAGGGAGACCGCCGAACAGTTCGTCAATGGATGGGGCGGTAAGCGCCATGATGTTTGTCCTTTGTTAGGGGGTTAGTTGCGAAGTACGGCCTGAGCGTCGGTCTCCAATGAGAGTGCCTTCGCTAGGTAGCCCGCCTTCATGGATGGGTCGAATACTTCATCGGCGAGTCGACGGAATCGACCTGCCTCAGCCTGTAGTCGTTCAGCGTCTGCGGCCTTAGCCGCTTGGCCATGAGTAGCCCGTAATACGGGTCCACCCGGTGTTGCCATCTCACGCACTTCGTCGAGCGCGGCCTTCAGCAGTTGAATCTGCTCTGTCGCTTTGCTCAACTCCGCCTTCGCGGTGATGACTTCATCGAGGCCTAATGCCTTGACGATCTCTGTTCGCAGTTCCGACCGTAATTCGTCGGTTGCGTTCTCGGCGGTCGCTGCCTTCATAAGGTCTGCGCTCACGCCTAGTCCGATGTATGCCATGTCGTCTACTCCTGATTCGGTTGTCATAAATGGGGCTGCTGTTTCGTTCTCGTCGGCTTCGCCATCCCACCAACAGATGAACAAGTTGAGCGCCTGAAGCAACTGAGCAACGTCGGCGATTTCGTCCTCCTCACCCGAGGCCATCTCATCGAGTTCGGCCTTAATCAGGTTGACGATGGACTGCCGTACCGAGGCGAGGTCGTCAGGGTCGTGCTCGAACTTCGTCGTGTCTGCGCCTGCTCCCTTCCAGTTGTCGGGGAGTAGATCCTGCTTGCCGAGGGCCTTAGCGCGAGCGATGATGTGCGCCTTCGTCTTGGCCTTATCCTTCGCACGACCGAACGACTGGATGGCGTTCTTCAGATCCCCGACAGTCTTGATGGGGTATGAACCATCGGCCATCGCTTCGCCCGATTCACTCATAGCGTCACGCTGCTTGTCCGAGTAATCCTTCTTCGCGACATCTGCTTCAACCGCCTTCGGTCCGAGGTCCATGTGCTCGTACGTGTTTCGGGAGTCGACGGCGATAGGCCAGTCGTCAGGGTGCTTGCCCGTTCCATCGCAGACGACGCACGCCTCGTTTGAGTCAGCAGTCGCGCCTGTGCCATTACACCCGGGGCACACTTTGGTGGCGGCGTAGGGCTCGTCAGCGTCCTTTGGCGCAACCTGAGAATCGTGGTAGACGACTTCTTGGTTCATTTGCGCCACTTCATCGTGCGACTGCTGAGTGTCGGGGACGAGCGGTTCGAGGTCGATGCCCTTCGCAATCTCCAACTCGCCGCCGTACGCCTTCGCAATCTCGATGACTGCGGTTGGGTTGGCGGGACGATCAACGAGCGACACTTCGACAATCTGGCCGCCCACGATACGACCGTTAGGGGCATCTTCGCTTTTCACGATGCGAGCGCCCTTGATGCCGATTGAGTAGCCCTTCAAAACACCTTTTTCGACTTTGCGCTTGGTGTTCTCGTCGACCACTTCTGACTTCAACATCCAGTCGTCGCCACTGGCCGACAGTTCCAAGCCGACACCAGCCGCGATGCTCTGGTGCTGTTCACGAACATTTGCGCCGGTAGCCATCCATTGTGGCATCGCTGTTTTGAGCCAATCGGGGTCGCAGATTTGCTGGTCGAGGTCGAGGTCGGGCCCCGTTGCCTTGCCGTAGACAATGAGCGAGCCGTCTGGTGTGCTCTTATAGGTCAGGCCACCGAAGCCAACGTGCGTGATGTCAGTCATTGAAAAATCTCCTGTGTTTGATTACGACACTACTGCGCGAACGGTACAACGGCAATTCGGGTGAAGTGGTGGCGGTGGGAAGTCGAGGTCGTGCGCACCTTCTATCTCGGCGCACTCGGGGCAGGCCGTATCGTAGGCGACCCACTCGTACTGACTCCGACCAGCCGCG